GGCGTCGGCCAGACCGTTTACCAGTCCATCTTCCTGGGCGACAACGCATTCGGCCACGCGATCTCGCTGCCGGTCGAACTGCGTGACGGCGGCATTCTCGACTTCGGGCGAGAGCACGCCCTGGCCTGGTACGCGATCTGGGGTCTGGGCCTCATCACCGACCAGGCGGTCCTCATCGCGGAGACCAACTGAGCCTGCGATTCCGAAAGGAATCCAAGTTGAGTTGGTAGTCGCGGTAACCGACTAGTCCACGGGTTAGGGGAGCGGTTTTCTGGATTACCAGGACCGCTCCCCTTCCTCGTTAAAGTAGTACCGCTTCACATACACGAGACGCACCCGGAGAAAAAACATGCCTGCACGTAATGTCGCCCGCCCCGGAGACCTCACCGGCCGTACCAAGGCCGCGCTCGCCAAGGAGCACGCCGAGGAACTGAAGCAGCGTGAGGGGGAAATCGCCCTCATCAACGCGGCAGCGGCCGAGGAGAAGGAGAGCACCGTCGTCGAGGTCACGCCTCGCGACCTGTCCGCCCCTCCGGTCCCGGCGCCCATCGAGGTCGCCGACGCGGTCGAGGTCGAGACCCCGATGCGTGAGTTCCGCGTGAACACCGCGCTGGAGAACATGACCTTCGGTCACGGCAACCACTACGACTTCGAGGAGGGCGTGCGCTACAAGGCGCCGAAGGCCCTCTACGACCACCTGGACTCCCTCGGCTACATCTGGCACTGATCGGCTCAAGGAGAGCACTGATGACTACTCCCGCCCCCTCCCCGCTTTCGGGTGAGGCGTACGTGCTGGAGAACGCCGAGGGCCACGGGGCCGGGCTGGGACACATCCCCACCGGCTCCGTGGTTTCCGTGGTCGACATACACCCGGCGGGCACCGCTGGCGTCGGCCATGCAGGAGAGGACTCCGTCCTGCTCGCGCTCGTCCACGAAACGCACGTCATCACCGACGAAGGCGACCACGCGCCGGGCAAGTCCGTCCGGCACTTCTCCCTGCACCTGTCTGACTTCACGCGCCTGTTCAAGAAGGTGGATGCCTGATGGCCGGTACGAACCCTGTGTGGGCCGGTAACGCTCTGGACCTGCTCACCGGCCGGGCTATCGCCCTCACGTCGCCGCGTACGACCTACCTGGCCCTGCTGATCGCCGACCCGACGCAGGAGGACGGCTCCTACGACATGACTGCCCTGGCGGAGGTCTCCACCCCCGGCTACGCGCGGCAGCAGGTCGTCTGGACGGCCCCGTCAGGCGCCCCGATGACCACGGCCAACAACGCGCTGCTGTTCTACGGCCCGTTCGCCGCAGACATGACCGACGCGGCCTCCTTCGCCGCCCTGGTCACCTCCGCGTCCGGCACGACCGGCACCGTCATCTACGCGTGGCCGATCGACAGCCCGCTCCAGGCGGCGACGAACGAGTCCCTTCAGATCGCCGCTGGCGCGCTGACCCTTAATACCTGATCGGAGTCGCGGAATGGCCACTCTTGAGGACCTGCGGTCGCGGGTGCGCAGCGAGCTGGGCGACCGGCTCACGCCGTTCCGCGACACCATCCGGGGCACCGGGGACGTCGCCGAGTACGAACTGAGCGCGAACAACGTCACCGGCCTGGAGGCCGTGCAGGTGGTCGGCACCACGCAGACCGTACTCACCACCAGCGACTACGTCCTGGACGCGCTGAACGGCATCCTCACCCTTAATACCCCGCTGCCGCTGGACGCGCTCCTGCTCGTGTCCGGGCAGTCCTTCAGCCTGTTCGCCGACGACGAGCTGGACATCTACCTCAACGATGCGTTCGCCCAGCACAACCGGGGCCGCACCATCTCCGTCCGGTACAGGGAAGCCAACGGGTTCATCCGGTACGCCGAGGAGCCGGTCGAGTTCTCCACCCTCCCGCCGGAGGAGGACGTCATGGTCGTCATGCTCGCGTGCACCGAAGCGATGTGGGCGATGGCCACCGACGCGGCGACCGACATCAACGTGCAGACCGCCGACGGCACTTCCGTCGACCGGGGCCAGCGTTTCGCGCAGATCCAGAAGCAGATCGAACTTCTCACCGACCGGTACAAGATGCTGTGCGAGAAGATGGGCGTCGGCCTGTACGCGATCGAGGTCACGAACCTGCGCCGCGTCAGCCGTACGACCGGCCGACTCGTGCCGCTCTTCCGTGAGCGCGAGTACGACGACTACTCGCTGCCCACGCGGATCCTCCCGCCGATCGGGCCGGGCCACCAGAACGACGATGAGTCCGGCATCCCGTCGCAGACGTGGGGCGGGTACTTCTGATGGGACGCCTGGACTGGAAGCGGTCGGGGCGGTTCAACGCCAACTACGAGACCACCGAGATCATGGCGTCCCTGCGGGGGCGCCAGCACGAGGTCGGCGAGATGGTTCAGTACTACCGCTACTCCCACACCGACCCGACCGGGGAGGACCTGTACGACGAGGCGACGGGCCAGGGGAAGACCTTCATCGGCCCGTACCGGATCCCGGCCCTGCACGTCATCCACAGCCAGGGCGCGTCGCAGGACACCCCGCAGGGCCTGTACACCGTGGACAACCTCTCCATCACCGCGTCGTTCGACTCTCTTCGGAAGATGGGATTCACCGACCAGGACATCAACCACGGAGAGTACCTCGTCGACCGGATCGTCTACGACAGCTCGGTTTTCCGGGTGACGTCCATTTCCGTCCTGGGCCAGATCCAGAACAGGGACATCATCGTCAGCGTCGAGTGCGTCCAGATGAAGCCGGACGAGTTGGTAAATGACGCCCAGTTCAAGCACTGGTCCCAGTAGCGGTTTATAAACTTCCTCGTCTTTCTTGGGATCCTGAATGGCGGAAGACTTCTGCTATTCGAGATCCCGTGAGGCCCGCTTTGCCATGGCTCATCAACGAGGACCGCGCCGTTAAGGCGAAACTCCAGGGCCTCTCTGTCACCGACGCGAATGCACCGGACGGACGACCCGTTCCGGTGCGTTACCGCGTCCCCGAGGTGGAGCTGGCCACGCAGACCTTCCCCCTGATCGTCATCGAGCACGCGGGTATCGAGAAGGCCGACGAGCGCGAGCACCGTGGCCCCGTCTACCTGCCGTACGCACCCGAGGGAACGACCGGCTGGTGGGCGGAGGGGGACACCTCCTACGACGTCACGCAGTCGCCGTACCTCATGGAGTACCCGATCCCCTTCGATCTGCGGTACCGCGTCATGGTCTTCACCCGACTCGCGGAGCACGACATTGCGCTGGCGTCTTCGATGATGCAGCGCGACCGGCTCCCCGCCCGGTTCGGATTTCTGGAGATCCCCGAGGACGGAACGGTACGGCGCCTGGATCTTCTCGGCGGCCCCGAGCTGGCCGACACCCGCGACGAGAACGGAAAGCGTCTGTTCCGTCGCGAATACCTCATTTCTGTCTCCAGCGAAATGCTGCCGTCCGTCGCTGACGCGTACGTGAAGGCGACCAGCGTGGCGTTGGACTTCGAGTACTTCACGGACCACGTAACCCGCTAATGATCCGGACCCAGGATTCGTAACCCCAGGAATTCACCCTTACCCAGGAGAAACAGATGACTGTCTACAAGCGGCCTGGTGTCTACATCAGCGAGACGCTGACCCCGCTCAGCCAGACCGTGGACACGCCCGGCGAGTCCGTGGCGGCCTTCGTCGGCACCAACAAGCAGGGCGGCCCGCTGGCCCCGACGCTGGTGTCCTCGTGGTCCCAGTACGTGGCCACCTACGGCGGCTTCGGAGACACGAGCGAGTACCTGCCCTTCAGCGTGTACTCCTACTTCAACAACGGCGGCAACGCGGCGTACATCGTGCGTGCGGCGGCCTCCGACGCGGTCGCGGCGTCCGTCACCCTGGACGACACCGAGGCGACCCCCGAGCCGACCCTGAAGATCACCGCGATCTCCCCGGGCTCCTGGGGCAACGCGGTCTACGTGGACGTCGCTGCGGCCTCGTCCGGCAACGGCCGCTTCGACCTGTACGTCTACGTCGGCGGTGACACGGCGGCCTACCTCAAGGAGCGCTTCACGGACGTCTCCCTGGACCCGGCCGACTCCCGCAACGCGACCGCGCTGATCAACTCCCCGGTCACCGGCTCGTCCTTCATCAAGGTCCAGAGCCTGCTTAATACCACGTGGGCGCCGACCCACGCCCCGGCCGTACAGGCTGGGACCGTCCTGGCGGGCGGCTCGGAGGGTACGGCGGCCGTGGACCTGGCCACCGCGACGGAGCGCCTGGAGGTCGTGGACGAGAACCTGATCCTCAACCTCCCGGGTGTCACCGACGCGACCGTCCTCAACCCGATCATCGAGTGGGCCGAGGACCAGGGCAGTGTGTTCGTCGTCGTGGACGGTGTGAAGTCGACCTCGGCCGACAACTCCCACTCCTACGCGCTGTCGCTCCAGGGCATGTCCACGGGCGGCTCCGCGCTGCGGGCGTCCTCGTACGCGGCTGCCTACGGCCCGTGGCTGATCGTCAACGACCCGGCGACCACCGCGTCCGGCTCGGCCCGCCTGCTGCCGCCTGGCGGCGCGGTGCTGGGTCAGTACTCCCGTACCGACGCCTCGCGCGGCGTGCAGAAGCCCCCGGCCGGTATCGACACCGTCCTCAAGGGCGTGCTGGACGTGGAGTTCCGCTTCTCCAACGACGACCAGGACACCCTGAACGTCGCGGGCATCAACGTGATCAAGTCGCTGCCCGGCACCGGCTTCGTCATCTACGGCGCCCGGACGCTGTCGACGGGCATGCCCGACCGGTACGTGTCCATCCGCCGCTCGCTGATGCTGATCAAGAAGGGCATCCTCGACGCGACCCGCTTCGCGGTCTTCGAGCCCAACGACCAGATCCTGTGGGACCAGGTCAACGCGGTCATCTCGCAGTACCTGCTCACCCTGATGCAGACCGGCGTACTGGCGGGGACCACCCCGGACCAGGCGTTCTTCGTCGTCTGCGACTCCTCGAACAACACCGCCGCTTCGGTGGCCAACGGCGTCGTGAACATCTCCGTCGGCGTGGCGCTCCAGACCCCGGCCGAGTTCATCGTGATCTCGATCGGCCAGTACTCGGG